CGAGGAGCGTAAGAAGAAGCGCGAGGCTGCACTTTCTATTCCCGAAGAGCCCCAACTCGGTGAGATTACGGAAGCGAAGGATGACGGCGAAGAGGTTACATCTAAGGCGTAAAAAAATAAAAAATTAAAAACATATTGTGATCATATTATTAAAAAAAATATACCTTCTTAATAATACGATGGCAACAGACTATAAACAACGCGTCGAAAAAGCTCTCGCAGACCAGGCTGAAAATGATAAGAATACAGGACCACGTGAGGTCGGATACGTTAGTTTTGGTCACCCCAAAAATTTTAGGATAACACGTATAAGTGCATTGGAGGATGAAATGTCGTTGGCTTCTGAAGTAGTTACTGACGGTGTAATTAGACCAGCAATTACTAGAAGATCGGAAAAACTTTTAGAAGACGAAAGCACATCGGTAAAGGAGTTCTTGCCCGCCTCACCCGGGGCGAAGGATAACTGGCTGCATAGTCTTACCCATGAAGAAGCCTAAAATAAAGGCCACAAATATAACTATGTACGCAACCTTATCCAGAGAATTTAGAAAATCTGGAACTCTCGGTGCGTCTGTCATGTGTTGAGGTGGATACATAAAAGATGGTGGAGGCGGTTGCATGTAGAACTGTTGATCCGTCTGCTCTTGGATAGGTTCGTCCGCCTGTTTATCATCGATAAGCTGTGGGCTGTACTCTATGGGATTTCCTAATTCCGTTTCCATATGATAATTAATATGTCTATTTTTTTAAGCCTGATATTCCTCGACAGATTCCTCATCATCATCGATGAATCCTTTTAGATTACCATTCTCATCAGCTTCACTATCCGAACCATCGTCCTCTGTATCGGATTCCGTTTCACAAAGATCTTCGTCGTCATCTGAGTTATAATCTGTGTCGTATTCATCGTCTGAATAGTCATCATCACATACATTTTCTGTTGGTTCCAGCCGCTTAGGCTGCTTTGAAATCCTTCCAGATCGCGTTGCAACAGGTTTAGCTGGAGTCATGTATAATTAACGTGCAAGTTTCTTTTAAATGACTTTATTACGCTAACACAGATAGCATGTTATCCGTTATGATATATTCTCTATTCTTGCATGAACAGGCTTGTACGATCCTATTCTTTACGATTTTGAACTGTGTATCCGTAGAATTGCATTTCGTACACTTTAAATCCGTGTATACTATGCGCTGAAATTTTGATTTTTTCGTCACACTCTTTACATTCAAGGGTGTACTCGTCATATTTTTGTTGATGAAGGTTTGTAACATGTTCACACTTTTTACTGTATCTTCTTTCTTTACTTCGGGACAAACCTGACACATTAACTGTGGTGTATCGTATAATGATGCTTTGTATCCATCTTTATACAATTCTCTAAAAACCGTGTCCGGTAAACGGTGCTTTCGTCCGTAAAAATCTTTACAAAATCCGAACCGTCTACCTCGCATAGTTTCACATGTACAAAAACATCTTTGTGCAATCGTGTGACCCTCGATTCTAAACCATACATGATTCGATGCATGTGATCTCTGCATATTTTCACAGTATTTAGAGTTGGTAGATACGAGGTAATTATTCTTATCTTCATACACCTTCGTTATTTGCGCCGTTTCCTGGCCTTGTAAGTTTTTTTGTACGAACGCTTCAATATCTTGTATGATCTTTTCATTTGAGAAGACATTCTTCGTTTCGCGTAAGGTAAATCCACCTTCCACACGGGTCGAACCCTGAACAATAACGGGTGTTGTGACCTCTGTTCGAAGAGTTGCCATCTGCATAATTTCTAGACTCGGTTTTTGGTTATGAATATGAGAAAGTGAAGAATTTTCATGTGAGTACATGAGCACGGGTCGATATTCGCCTTCGATTATTTTACCTTTATCACACGATGCACATCCACGTCCTTCGCATGCATCATGTTTAGCCTTTTTATGAGACCACGGCATACGAAACCCACTTCCCTTTACATTACGTCGTCCACCACCATACACAGCGGTATCTACTATATCGTCCCATGGTTTTCCGGGAAACAGTAAAGACAAAGACGATGCGATATGTGAATGAAGAGCCATAGCCGATCCGTGATCAACTACGAAATTGGGCCAATTCATATGAATTCCGTGTTTGATTTTATCACGCGAAGGTTTAGGTTCTGCCACAGATATGAGTACATCTTTTCCTCCATAATGCGTCACTCGGTCACAAATCGTTCGAACATATTCTTCCAACCTTTCGAAAGATAATTGCTCGGTGTCTTTGTAATCTAGATCCACGAAAAAATTAAACGTATCTGTTTTCTGTTCGACGACAAACAGCTTTTCACCTTCTGATATACACTTTACATACATAGTGTAAAAATCATTCAACCTATCAAAAGGAACAGATAGACGACCACCGTCCATGAGCACATGTGATAGATTGGAGCCTTCTTTAAAGGTAAATCCTTGTTTTTGACACCAAGATCTAAACATACTTACTTGGTTATATACTTATTTTTTTAATACTCTTCTTCATGCCAGACGGAAGTTCTCCATGAAACATCCCTAAACTCTTCTTTTTCCAAATTCAATTCTTTCTTTAACACCATGAGTTCGTATACCGTTTTATCCTTAACTTCTTCGATGTATTTATCAGCCCTACTTTCACTGTAAGCTTTCCTATCTATGAGTACTTCTTTGATTTGCTGAAGGATGTAGTTCTTCGACTTCATTATTTTATAGAGAAGGTTTTTCTATTAAGAGAAGTCACGCATCCATAAAACTCTGGATTTTCTAACACGTTGGTCACTATTCGTTCCCAGCGTCTACGCTGATTAAATTCTCCTAGAGTATCAAAACTCATAAAATCATTTTCATCGTATGTACGTTTCATGTGTATCTTTTTCGTATGCATTTTGTATTTCTCTTCATTAAAGCGACGAACGAGTTCGAGTTGTTCAGTTTTAGGATAGTCCACGAAGAATACGAATACCGTGTATTCTAACTCTACGTTAGGCTCCTCTTTAACGTTAAACGAATAACTCGTATACTCACCGTTTTTTAATGAAACGACTCCCCTCGTCTCTTCTTCTAATTCTCTTAGTGCACACCGTAAAGGGCAAAATATTTCCCGCCGCCTGCATCCACCCGTGACAAAAATCCACTCTTTAAATCTTTTATCTCTCACCGTTAGAAACCGGGGGGTTTCACCAGCAAACGTAACAGGAATCGCAATAGCTTTATGTTTTTTCATTGCACATTAGCCTCTACAATCACCTGATAAGATTATTGGGGCTGAATCATCTCACTCGAACGCGTGATACGCTTTTCGGGAACCATCGATGGTTCCTCGTCCATGACCTCGATCTTTTGAGCAGGTGTCTCTGGCGGAGGCATCATATTTGAGGCGGCTGCGGCGTTCATGTATGCCTGCGATTCTTCAACCTCACGCTCGATAAAATTCTTAACCTGACTAATTTCTTCCCTGGATTTCTTGAGTTCCCTGTATAAATAAGCTGTCGCGACAACGCAAATAACGACGGCGCTAATAATAGCCGTATCACGGTCGAGACCGAATAACATGTGTGATTTAAGAATGTGTTTTGTTTTTAAGTAGATACAATGGCGCCCATTTTAGAGCTTTCACCTTCTGGACACGGGTATCCATGTTGTCCAAATTGAATCTCCTGATAATGTGCATCCTTGCACGGGGCATTATCGACTGGAATATATTTGTTAAGTGTTCCGGATTTAGGATCGTAGGTGATCATAAAAACGAAAATTATGAGAAAAAGGAATACCCACATTTAATATTATACGGGAATTTAGTTGGAATACATTAATCCGCCCATACCTTGCTCTATACGCATGATGTTGTAACCGACTGCATAAATGTCAGACTTGAAGGTACCGGCATCCGTCACGAGACGAGCAGAGTCAACTCGGGAGAAATTCAGCTCACCGGTCGGCTGTAATTTGGCGGTGTCTAAGCAGAAAGGGTAAAGGAAATGATTATCGAGACTGGCGTTGAAGTCAGCGAACGGGGTATGGTAATAGAGAGAACCAGAGGTGTAATGTGGGTTCGCGGGCTTGGAATCTCCAACATCGGTACCGTTAATCTGAAGCTTCGTCTTAGCTCCAGCGGTGCCGACGAAATCCGCTGCATCGGCACGGTACGAGCAGAGGAACTTAATGGGGTGGTTGAACGAAAGCTCCTGGATAGCGGCGTCAGACTTAATAGCCTTCTGTGTCTGGGTGATGAGCATGTTCTGAGGGGTCGCCGCGAGAGCCGTGCGCTCGTCGGTATCGAGGTAGATGAACTGAGCGTGGACCTCGTACGCACCGCCGCTGACCTCTAGAGTAGTACCCCAGGTAATTCGAAGCTCCACATCGTGATATTGTAAAGCCACTAAAGGAAGGGCAGACTGTGCGTTCTCACAGAAAGAGAATCGTAAAGGGTAAATCTTGGTACTTTGTGTACCGTTGCCCAGGGCCTTATGCGACTTGGAGTACGTCTGACCGAGAAGAAGGGGTGCGAGACGCTGAGAAAAGACGGAATCGTGCGTGTCAATAACCTGACCTCCCACTAAGAGCTCGACCTTGGCGATTTCATCCTCCCAGCCGTCAGGGGTGCGGTTAACAGGGTTACTGCGGTTGGTGATGTACACGTACCCGAGAAGGTCTCCCTTGCGCTCGAAACGGACGGTGGACATACCGTTCGCGACGGGGTTACCCTGGATAACCTGCTTCTCGACGGTCTGAG